GACACTTTTACCACACAATGAATCAATAGAGTACAAAAAGCTCGATGAAGCGCTTGGTGCCAGGATAGAGCATCTTTTTGATGTCAATCTCTCAACTGTAGCCACACATTGCGACGCAAGATATCTTGGAGTTTTGGCAAAAAGCCTAGATGTAGATATCTCGGGGTTATCTATAAATGAAGCTAGAGCCTTTTTGGAGTCTGCTTTTTTTCTAAAACAGTACGCAGGCACACCAAGTGTTCTTAAAAAAGCTCTTTTGGCTATTTACGCTGATGTCAGAGTATATGACCAAGTTGGGAACTACTTTTTTGATATTGAAGTTGAAGTCAAAAACGATGTGCAAAATGAAAAGTTAGAGCGAATAAAAACGATCGTGAATCGTTATAAAAATGTCCGCTCAAAACTTCGACATTTTGTGATGAAGCTGCCAAATATTGAAGCGTCGTACAAAGTATCTCCATTTTGTGTTTTGTCGGTTGATGCGCAAAGTGAATCTAACTTTCAAAAAGATATTGAAGCGTCAATCGTGAATATGAATATGGCGGCGCTTCGAGTGCGGTTTGAGCTTTGTGCTCATGCATTGTCTGCACAAAATAGCGAAATAAATTTACAAGGAGGGCTAACATGGCGGCTATAACTGCACTGCCTACGAGTGAGGGCATTGGAATCTTAAACAGTGAGCTAATAAGTGGAGTAACAAAGTTTATATTGGTTGGCAGGAGTGAGTTTTCATATCAAGCGCTTGATGCCTTGCTAAACAAAAGCGATGTGACTCTAGCTGAAATAGAGCCGTATATTTTTGCAGAGCTAGATATCGAATCTGCGCTCTATGATGAAAAGGGGGTGCTGACTTTTCATCTATCTTTGCCATACGACACAGACTATAGCAAATATATCTATGCGATAGGGCTTTTGCATATAAACGGTGCGACAAAAAAGCTTGTGTCTATTGCAAAAACTCCAAAGGTGGCTAAGGTAGCTGGAGTTGGCGGCAGTTTTACATATAAAGTGGCGGTTCTAGGCGGGGCAGGCGAGGTTGTGTTTAAGGTGCATGACTATGTCACCACTAGTGAATTGGAGTATGCGATAGATTTTCAAAATATATCAATTCTAGCGCTTAGTAGCGCTTTGACAAAGCTTACAAACAAACTTATAGAAAAAGGGGTAATCACAAATGGCTAGCCAATATGGAGTAAATACGGTTACAAGCGTAAATGCCGCAAGACCGATCAGGATAAGTAGTAGCACGCCTATAGGTTGTGTTGGGACAGTGCTTTTGCCGACTACAGATGCAAATCTCAGCGCAGAGCATAAAAAGATATATGCACAAATCAAGGCAAATGATCCGCTCTTTTTTGGTTCTGCCACAAAAGCCAAAGAGTTTTTTGGCGAGATGGAGGGGAGTATCAGAGAGGTAGTGGATGGAATCGAGGATCAAAATGTAGAGGGTCCGCTCATTATCAAATGTGTAGAGCTTGAGCCAGCTCATAGCGGCAAGATTCCCGAGAGCTTCTATGACGACCTTGCAATAAAATCAAAGATAATCAATGGATTAAATAGCCTAAAGAGTGTCGCTAGCAAGGTAGGATACAAGCCAAATCTCATTGTTGCTACGAGATTTTCACATGATCTGGATGTAGCAACAGAGATGACAAGCGTAGCTGGAAGGCTTCTTGCTATGGCGATAGTGGATTTGAACTCTAATAGCGAGAGTGAAGCCGCACTAAAGGCGCAGAGCTTTGGGACAAACAGGGTGCTTTTGTGTGATCCATATGTCAAAGTGTGGGATACGCTCACAAATAGCGAGGTGATGCAGCCCATGTCGGCAAGGCGCGCGGGGCTCATTGCTTGGACAGATGCTCAGTGGGAGTATGGCTTTGCTGATAGTCATTCAAATAGAATAATAAACGGCATAAGTGGCACTGCTAGAGCAATTGAATTTAACGCCGGTCAAGATTGCGAAGCTGACCGCCTAAGAGCTAAAGGGATTGGGACAATCATCCGCTACAACGGCTTTAGAGTCTGGGGTGGAGAGACTACCGATATTGACCCTATTTGGCAAGACCATACTAGAGTCAGGGTATTTGACAGGGTATGCGAAGCGGCTTTGGATGGGCTTTTTTGGGCTATCGATAGAAGAGCTGACATTCTAAAAAGTGTTAGAGATAGTGTCGAACAAATGCTTTTGGCGCTTAAAGGTTCAAAGGTTTTGCTTGGTTTTAATGTCTACTGGGATCCTGAGAAAAACACAAAAGCAAATATATCAGCTGGGAAGTTTTATCTAGTTGCACAGATGCAAAATATGCCTATCGTCAAGAGATTAGAGGTCAACTTCTCATATGTTGATAGATACGGCGATGTCCTAATCAAAATGATTTCTTAAGGAGGGGTAGATGATACGAAGAAGCGAAGTAATAAATAGCTGCAGTGTTTATGTGGAGGGTATTGGGTTTATCTCAAATAGCGCAAGTGCTGAGCTGCCAAAAATAGAGTTTGAAGCGTTTGAGGCTAAAAGCGGTATGGCGGTGCACAGTGTGACAACAACGGTGCTTAAAAAGATGGAGGCTAAGTTTGAGCTCAATGAAGTCAATCAGGTATATTTTGCCGCCATGTCAAAACGCCAAAACGAAAAAGCGGTCTTTTGGGTCAAATCAAACACAAACCTGAATGCTACAGATAGAAGAGTGACAGTTACGCTAAAAGGGCATATTCAAACGCTGGAATTTCCAAAAGGCGAATTTGGCAAAGAGGCTAAATCAACACTTCAAGTGGCGGTTGATTTTTTCAAGTATGAGCAAGACGAGCAAACGTTACTACTAATTGATATAGAGAACCTTGTGTGTGAGATAAATGGTGAAGATATCTGGGCATCGCAAAGAGAATTTTTAGTTGGATAAGGGGTGAAAAATGAGAGATATTGAAGCGATTGCAGCATCTATGAGAGAGCCAAAGGTGAGAGATATCAGGATGCTAAAAAATATTAAAGATGAAAAAGAGCAAGAGATAGAGCTCATCGCAAACCTAAGCGGTCTAACTAAAGATGAGCTAGATGAGCTAAGCCTCAAAGAGTATGGCGTACTGCAAAAAAGGCTTGCTAGTTTTTTGTCCTAAGCTGGGATGATTGCGCAAGGGGTATCGCACTACTTGGTGCGATGCTACATTTTGGGTTTGCGGATTGTCTGGATATGGATATATCCGAGCTACTCTTTTTTGTCGATGAGGCTAAAGAGGCTATCAAAGAGTAGATACTCGATAGCAATAAAGGGCGCAAAGATAGTGGCAATAACAGCGGATGCAAAAAATGAGTAGACAAATCCCTCATTTGGGATAAAGAGATAGATAAAGAAGGCGTTTGTCGTAATGACAACTAAAAGTATCGCAGGATTCATAGGTGAGAGGGTATAACAGATGAGCTTAAAAACTGTTTCAATCGGCGTCGTTATCGGCGCTGTCTGGCAAGGGGCGGCAGCTGTGGCTAATAGCTCTATTGCATTATCTCGGCTTAGTAGCTCTATTGATGCCCTCAAAGCCAAAAAAGCGACACTAAAGGCTGATACCAAAGAGTATGAGCAGGCAGAAAAAAAGATAGCTATTTTAGGAAGCGCTATTGATAAGCTCAATCAAAGGAAGATAAAGATTGATGCGATTGTGGCAAATCAAGAGAAATTTAAATCGCAAATCACCGAAAAGTTAGCGCTTGGGGCTAGCGTCGTAGCGCCTCTTAAAGTAGCGATTGATTTTGAAAGCTCGATGGCAGATGTCAAAAAGGTGGTTAATTTTGCCAATGAGCTAGATTTTCGGCAGTTTGAATCATCTATATTATCGCTAAGTCGCACTATCCCGCTATCAGCACAAGAGTTAGCTAGCATCGCCGCAAGTGGCGGTCAGCTAGGTATTGCCAAAGAAAAACTGATAGATTTTACACAGGTGGTCGCAAAGATGTCAACCGCTTTTGATATGAGAGCTGAAGCGGCGGGCGAGTCAATTGCAAAATTGATGAATGTCTATAAGCTAGATATCAAAGAGGTG